TCGTCAAGAAGATGAAGTTCCAAGGCAAACCATATAATGAAGCAAACAAAGAGCATCTTATCGTAGAATTGGGTGACGTTATGTGGTACGCTGCTAATGCTTGTATGGCATTAGGAGTACGTATGGAAGAGGTTATCATTCGTAACACAGTCAAACTAGCAGCGAGGTATCCTGATGAAGAATTTAGTGTTGAAAAATCCGAAAACCGTGCTGATGGAGACATTTAAAATGGAACAACTTGATCTTGATAGAATTGCAACTGCACTTGAAAGAATTGCAGAGAAGCTAGACCATCTTCATATAGATGCTATAGATCACAATCACGTTGAAGGTGATGTTAACACACACGCTAAAACTTGGTAATGAATTACATTCATAATAACTTAGGTGCACTTGAACCCCACGAGTGCACCTTTTTAATTAACTATTTTAAGCAGAACCCAGACAAACAAGTCGAAGGTCTTCTAGGATTTGGTGATTCTATGAGGGTATCTCCAGATGAGAAGAAGTGTACAGAGATATTTCTTTCATCAAATCTATTAGTAGATCAGTTCATTTTTAAACCTGTTGCTAGGGTATTAAAAGAAACTTGTGAAGCATACATCAAAGAGTTTCCATTCTTAGATAAGATAGGAGCGTGGCAAGTAGCACCTAACTTTAAGATCCAACATTACAAACCAGGTGAAGGATACTTTAAAGAACATTGTGAGAATGATGGTGGATCAGATGGTGATGCTGAGTATAGAGTTATTGCTTGGATGATATATCTAAACACTGTTACTGATGGTGGAGAGACAGTATTCCCTACACAGAATGAACAGTTTAAACCTAACCGTGGTGATGTATTATTCTGGCCAGCATACTGGACACATCCACATCACGGAGTTGTATCCCCTTCACAAGATAAATATATCTTGACAGGTTGGTACAATTTTAGTGGCAGATAAAGGAATTGATTCAGATTCAGCTAGGAGGAGACTCGTTACAGACAATCCTGAGTATGATAAGCTCGAGCTGACATTATTACAAGATACTGTACTCTTTAGTCCACGGGCAAAGAAGAAGATTACCTGTACTTGTAGGAAGGGTGATCCTGTTAAACTTTTATCAAATAAGATATCTGAATGTGGTAGATCCAAATACTGTGGGAATGTAAATGTAGATGGTAAGAATGGATGGGTACCGTTAAATCATATAGTTAAACCTGATGCAAAGAATACTGATGTATATTCAGCAGAGAAAGCTGCTATGACACAGTTAGATAAACTTCTGAAGGAGATGCTTAAGTGTAGAGGTCCAGCAACATTATGCACACCTGTAGGTGAGTTTCGTAATGCTTGTGGTGTTAAAACAATTAAGGGTACACCTAAAGCAGACTTTGCTATAGTAGATCAGAAGGGTAAAGAGATAATGTGGATATCACATAAGAAGACAGGTGGTGCAAAAGCATTTCAACAGTATGGTGGTCTGTCTAAGTCAGCAGGATCAAAGATATCAAATCACGAAGAGACACAGACCTTCTTACAACAGACTGCTGCATATGTGACAGATGATAAGTTACAAGTACCAACTTACAAACCAGTAAAGGATGATAATTTAATTCGTATGGCAGTATTTGGACCTGATTCAGGTGGAAAGTTTGGTAAGAATAATTGTCACGTCTTAGGTCAAGGTAATGCACTCTTGAAAGAAGATAAGAAGAGAGAGAACTGTTGGGATTTAAAATGGGAACATACTGTCTGGAATGATAGTAATGGTGTCAATGCATTCAAACGTAACGATGGTTATCAAGCAACGTTTGGTGCTACCTATCGTGGTGACAGAGGATTTACAGTATTAGATCAGAAATATAAGGGTGCACGTGTGGGGATTTACCCAAAAGCCTTGATGTCAGGCAGAACTAATGCTACACTACTAGAGGACGCATAAGAATATGGCTAAGAACACGCACCTTGAACATCTTGAAGATGACATCCTAAACCAAGGATCAAATGGTGGTAAGAATGCTATTGCTTTCCTGAAAGAACTAGGAAAGATGTTGACAGAACCCAAGAGTGCTATCACTGTCACTACTAAATGGGATGGAGCACCTGCTATTGTATGTGGTATCAATCCTGAGAATGATAATTTCTTTGTGGGAACTAAATCAGTATTCAATAAGACTAATCCTAAGATCATATATGTTGAGAGTGATATAGCATTCCACGGTTACAGTGGTGAACTAGCAAAGAAATTAAAACTAGCATTGAAGTATCTAAGTACACTTAATATCAAGGGTGTATTGCAAGGTGATATGTTATTCAGTAATGGTGATAAGGTTAGGAAGACCATAGATGGTAAGTCTTGTATTGCTTTCACACCTAATACTATTACCTATTGTGTAGAGAAAGGATCTGATATCTATAAGGAAGTTAATGCTGCATCGTTTGGTATTGTATTCCATACAAAATATAGTGGTTCTGATATGGCATCTATGAATGCAGTATTGGGTGATGTTAGTGGGAGTTTTACTAAGACTACTAAGGTATTCTCAGGTACTGCTACGTTCAAGGACGTGTCAGGACAGTCAACGTTCACATCAAAAGAGAAGACTGCCTTCAATGCTCAGGTCAATAAGACACACGGATCATTGAAGCAAGCATCTAAGTTCTTAGATATACTTGGTGGCACAGGTGATGGTAGGTTTTTATTCTCTGCTCTATTCAAACAGTACTTTAACTCTTATGTGAGAACAGGTAAACCAATTACTAACGTACAAAAAGTAGCAGCAGGATTTGAAGGGTTCTATGTCACGTTATTAGATAAGCAAATTAATTCAGTTAAACAACCTACTACTAAAAAGAAATATCAAAAGATAAAAACAGACGGACAAAAGTTTTTAAAGCAGAATGCAAGGGCAGTTTATATGACTGTGGCATCCTATATGAACCTAATATCCGCAAAAAATATAGTTATTAATAAACTTAATTCAGTAAAGAGCGTAGGCACCTATCTCAAGACTGACAAAGGGTTTAAGGTTACTTCTCCCGAAGGATTTGTGGCAATAAAATCAGGAAAGGCACTCAAACTTGTTGATCGAGTTGAATTTTCCCGTGCCAACTTCACAATAGAGAAGAACTGGGGGTGATAAATAATAAACGACAACCAATTATATTGCGATGAAGTTAAGTCAATTCTTATCTGAGGCACGTACTGTTGCAGGTGAAGCTGCAGCTAAAAGAGGACTTGCACACGCAGGTCACGGTTACTATGCTGACAGGGCAGGGAACATTGTTGCCAAGTCTGTTGGTGGTGAGCGTCTTGTCGCTGTGGATAAGAAAGAAGCAGAACAGGCTGCTGTTGGTTCAAACCAAGGTGAAGCAGAAGATGCACATCTTCCTGAGAAAGGTGGTGAAGGTCTAGGACATATCGCATTAACATTTGGTCGTTTTAATCCTCCTACTATTGGACACGAAGCACTCTTAGATAAGGTTGCATCTGAAGGTGCTGATAACTACAGGATCTATCCTAGTAGGACAGTGGATAGGAAATCTAATCCACTAGAACCAGAAACAAAGATTCAGTATATGCAATCGATGTTTAAAGAACATTCAGATGCCATCGTTAACGATGCTGATATGTCAAACATCTTTAACGTACTGTCTACTCTCAATCAAGAGGGTTATTCTGGTGTCACTATGGTTGTTGGTTCTGATCGTGTGTCAGAATTCAAAGGACTTCTTGAGAAATATAATGGTGTTGCATACGAATTCGAAGAACTCGAAGTAGTATCAGGTGGGCAGAGAGATCCCGATGCCGAAGGTGTTGAGGGTATGTCTGCATCTAAAATGCGTGCGTTTGCTGCTGAAGGAAACCTTGAATCATTTGAACAGGGGTTACCTAAAGGCTTTAAGGACGCTAAGAAATTAATGAAAGAAGTTCGTATCGGAATGGGTCTACCACCAGAGGTAGAAGTTGAAGCAATCGAAACTGAACCTAAGAAGAAAAAGGTTACAGAACTCTGGAAAATTGCACCTAAACTTGCTCAAGAAGATTTGCGTGAAGCATATATATCAGAGCAGGTATTCAGTATCGGTACTTTAGTAGAGCATACAGATACTGGTGTCCGTGGTGAAGTGGTACAACGTGGAACTAACTACGCTACCTTTAAAGATGAGCACGGATGGGAATTTAAAGTATGGTTAACTAGTTTAACAGAAGTTGCAGATGCTTCAATCAAAAGAGATGACCAATCAAACTTCTCTGCTGATGATGGATCAGGCAACACTTGGAAAGTCGGTACTGATGAGTACAGAAAGGCAGTTCAAGCACTAACACCAGGACAAGGTGTAGTGAAGTTCAGCGATTTCCGAAAAACAACCCCTACTAAATAGTAATTACAAAGAATTAGTCAGATGGATTTAACTCTTACGTCAAAACTCCTGAAGTATGATCCTTCAGACGTACAAGCGGTACGTTATACAGTATCTTATGCCAAGAATAACTTTCAAGGTGATGCTGTGGATGATTATATTCAAGAGCACTGTAAGTCACGTGCCAAGTTGGAGATAGCAGAGATCTTTTTAGGTGAGACCTCCAATGCAAACACTATTAGTGCTAAGTCAAGTGCTGCCAGTGGTAAGATTGACAAGATCAAAGAGAAGCCATCGACTGAGGGATCTACTTCCCCTGCAATGAAGTCTATTGAAGCAAAAGGCGATGCAAAGAAAGTAGGATACAAAGGTGGACTAGAAGGTACTGGTACTAATGTTGTACAGAAAGAAGAGACCGACTGGATCGCTGATGTCGTAGAAGAATTAGGTGATGAGTTCGATGAGTTGACTGATGAGGATCTGGAGAATGTTATCCTCGAAGCACTAAGCGAACTGGACTCCGAAGAATTAATTAATGAGGCTTTAGATTCCTTCGAAGGTCTAGAGCTTCTAACAGAAGCCCCATCAAAGCACAGTGCTAACCCTAACATTGCTGTTCAAGCTCCTCAGAAGACTAAGGAGAGGGATGCAGGTGCAATTGCTAAGAAGCGTTTAGCAGACAAGAAGTCTGATAAACCTAGCCGTATGGCTCGTCTTGGTAATGCTGCTAAGAGAGTAGGATCAGCAATTAAGTCTGGTGCTAAATCAGTAGCTAAAGGTACAGTTAAAGGTGTAGGTTATGCTACTGGTCTAGCACAACGTGCAGCTTCAACTACTAAGAAAGAGTTCTCTAAAGGTAGAGAGCGTGGTCTTAAAGGCAAATCTAAGGCAGTAGGATCTAATTCCTCTGGTGGATCTTCTGGTGGATCTGGTAGTTCTTCTTCTACAACCACAACAACCACTACTACAACAAAGGGTGGTGATGGTGGTTCTGGTGAAACAAAACCTAAGAAACCATCTCTATTACGTCGTGCAGCAGGTGCGATAGGTAGAGGTCTCAAAAAGGTCGTGGGTAAAACCTCACGTGCTGTTTCTAAAGGTTCCGATAAACTAGCAAGAAAACTTGGAGAAGACTCCACTATGGACAACAAAGTATCTCGTGTACGTCACATACTTGCGATGCAAGAAACTGCGGCTCACGATAGAAAAGCACTCGACCCTAATGCTAACTCTTGGAGAGAGCGTCTTGGTTGGGACTTAGAAGAAGAGAAGACTCCTGAGCAAAAGAAGAAGTCTGATGTTCTTAAGCAGACCAAGGATCTTACAAACAAAGGTAAGCATAAGGAAGCATCTGCTTTATTCAAAAAACATTTCCCTAACTTTGGTAAATAACTATGGCTAAAAAGGTGAAGGGTAAAAAAACCACCGTAATTGTTAACCCCAAAAAGGACGATCTTATGAAAGAAGACATTAAGAGATTACTTCGTAGTGAAGTTGACAGTCTGCGTGAAGCAGCTAAGAAGAAGCTCGATCCTGTAGGGAAGGAAGATAAAGACATCGATAACGATGGTGACAAGGACAATAGTGACACATATCTTCTTAATAAAAGGAAGAAGATAACCAAAAATGTCACAGGTAAAACACCCAAGCATCTTTGTGCTAAGTATGTCGAACATAAAGAGTTCGGTGTATGCGAGACCATTCCTGGTGCTCACGATCTAGTGGAGCAAGAGGATGGATCTTATAAAGTATTTCATTATGATCTCAAAGATGAGTCAGGTAACCTCTATGAGGAAGTATCTATTGAGGACTTTGAAGTACTTGTAGAGAAGGAGCACGCTCACTAATGAAAAGTTTTAAAGCCTTTAATGAAGCTGTTGCTAACAAGAAGCAAGCTGATGCTATAGCACAAGCAAAGTTAGATCGTAAGTCTGCACTTAAAGTTAAGTCTGTTAAGTACAGAAAAGAAAATAGTGAGATTGGTGACCCCAACTCTAGTGCACCTGAAGCCAATATGTCAGAGGCTAAGGTAGATAAAGGTCGTTCTGATTATGGTAAGGCATCTATCAGAAATTATAGAAGGTCAGGTCCAGGTCACGGTGAACCAGCATTCTTTGACCCTGAGAATAAGAGGGGTAAGACGATTGACAAACGTAGGGAAGAGCATAAAGCACGTCGTGGTGTAAAGGGTGCTAAAGTACCTGCATACAAAGTGGAAGGAACATCTTACGGTCTTTATAAAGGAGATGGTAAAGCAAAGGGTGTTATGAAAGCATACCTTGATGCTAAAGCAAAGAAATTAGAAGCAGAAAAGAAGAAACAGAAACCAGAGTATAAAAACAACCCTGCATTTGGTGATCCATCACATCATTCAAACAGAAAGAACATTAAAGAATTTGTAGGAACAACTATAGCTGGAACTGCTGGAGCAGCGACTGCAAAGAAAGGTGATAAGGTTCGTAAGGCAGTTGGTTCTGGTGCAGGATATGCAGTAGGTTCCACAGCTGGTCGTGCAGCTGGTGGTGCTGTTGGTAAAGCAGTAGGTAGTGCAACAGTACCTGTTGTTGGTGGTGCAATTGGTAAACAGGTAGGTAAAGTAATTGGTGGTACTGCAGGCGGTGTAGCAGGTGCTGTTGCAGGTAACAAGTTAGCTGGTACATCAAAGAAGAAGGTAAAGGAAGAGGTAGAATTAACTGAAGCTCCTGGAGTTAGTACAGCTATAACTCAAGGTTTTAAACAAGGTGGTAAGTGGGCTGTTCGTCAAGGAATAAAAGTTGGTGGTAAACAAGGTGGTTACGCTGTAAAGAAAGCAGGTAAAGCTGCAGGTAAAGCTGCTAAAGAAACTGCTGTTGAATATGGTAAAGGAGCACTTAAAGGTGCTAAAGAAAGAGCTGGTAAAGCAGGTGAACGTCACGCAAAGAATTTAAGTCTGCCACAACAGACGACTAACGAAGCTCTTGCTACTGCAGTAACTTATAAAAAGTCTGAAAAACCAGGTAAATTTGAAAAAGCAGGTAGAGTTGTAGGTGGAATTGGTGGAAGTATTGGTGGCAGTATAGGTGGTGCTGCAGCTGCAGGTGCTGCTGGTAGTGTCGTACCTGTTGCAGGTACTGCTGCGGGTGGAATAGCAGGAGGAATTGCAGGAGGAGTTGCTGGTGATATAGCTGGCACAAGAACTGGTGGTTCTATAGGTCAAAAAATTGATAAATTAACAGGTGGAAACAAGAAACCAGTTGCTAAGAAGACCACTGCAGTTACTAAAGAGTCTAAAGACATTGCAGATATACTTGCAAGACTAGAGAAGAAACGTATTAGTAAGGGTGGAGACGCAAAGGACTCACCACTACCTGCGTTCCGTAAGTATCACGCTGACAAAGATAAGAAGAAAGAAGTAAAAGAAGGCGTTGTTGATTCTGTAAAAAAGGGAGTTGACCGTCATAAAAAGGCGGTCAATGATAGGAAGATTAAGAATAGAAAAGCAGTTCCTTATGCAGCACTAGCAGCAAGTCACACACCTGAAGGTGATGTGATAGGTGAAGAAGGTTACGATCACTGGAGAGACAAGCAACTTGAGAAGTATGGTACAGGTTACAATGGATCTGATAGTAGACCTAGACCATCATCAGGTGGTGGAAAACACAGTGGTAACGATAAGATGACCAAGAAGAAGAACTCTGACAAGGCATTGGACAGTGTAGTAAGTGACCTCAAGAAAAAATATGGGGACAAAGCTGTGCTAGTATCAAAGAGAAGATACAAAGGAGGCAAGAGAGTACAATGAGATGGTTACCAGATGACTTAGGTCCTATGGCTCAATTTGATGAGCGTGTATTAGCACAGTTCAATGATGCTAAATCAAAGAAGAGGATACAAGATAACGAGGATAAGAATACCGAACGGAAATTACATATGGTACACGGTAAGAAGAAGGTCGGTAAGGATTGGAGAAAGTTTAAGTCTGAATTAGATGCTAAGAAGGCAGACGAGAAGAAGAAAGCACGTGTAGATAAGAAGAAAGGAGTACGTGCTCTATCAGGTGGCAAGTGGGGTTACGTTAAGGATGGCAAATTTAAGTCCGATTGATCATATATACTTCTAGGAATTTGCTCTAGAGCTATGATTAATTTTTTAATGCCCATCGCTATCGGTATCATCAACAAAGCAGTTGATAGGATACCTGAAGACCTTGACTCTGTAATTAAGGACTTTGTAATTAAGTTGCTTAAGAAAGCAGCTGCTAAGACCGAGAATAAAGTTGACGATGAACTCGTCGCTGCAGTCTCTAAGGCACTACTCGAATCTTAGTCCATATAAATAAAACATAGAACAGTAACAAATCTCTGGAGATACTAATGGCAGTCCACGGAAAAATAGATGCTGCAGCCTTTAGTAATACTATAGGGGTCACCAATGGTGACGCTACAGTAACTAAAAATGCTGGGGACTCTGTAGTTGTAGGTGATGTGCTAAACATTAGTAGTGTAAACTACATTGTTAAGCAAGTAACTAGCACTACCGCAATAGAATTGCACAAGAATTATGCAGGAAGCACAGCAACAGTTGCTGCTGCATCCGTTATAAGGAGAACACCTCCTAAAGCAGTCGCAGAATATGTCATCAAAGGTGGTGATAGTAATTCAAACTACGATTTAGTTTTTGTTGATACATCTGAAGATGGTATCGCATCAAACAAAACTCGTGGTATTACTGGACCTGGTTGGTGGTTGTATCAAACTTATCAAACTCATAATGGTACTGAACGTCACAAGGCAGAGTGTTTAGTTCCCCTCAAGGTTGCTGCTGGTACAGCAGGTGACTTTGCTCAGGATACTATTGACGCTGATGTCAACGAGACAATCACAGTCGGTACACAACCTGCTAACTCTACATCCTCTAGTGGTGCTGGAACATTCGTTGCTGCATTCACAGTGGATCAGTCTGGTACTAAGGTTTACAAGTGGCAACGTCAGACAGCAAACGCTACTACTCGTTGGGTAGATATCAAAGGTGGTGCTGGTGGACTAGATACTGGTATTACATACGCAGACTTCACTACAGCAACACTGGCATACAGTGCACTTGCTAGTGATGCACTAGATGGTTACAAGTATCGTTGCGTTCTTAACACCAGTAAGGGTGCTGAGACTAAGTATACCAATGGAGCAGCGACTCTAACATTTGGAACTTAATTTTATTTAATTTGGTATGAATTTTAGTAATCTCAATGCGGAGAACTTCTTGTTCTTCGCAATGAAGCATTACGACAACCCCCAGTCTGTGACATACGATGACTTCCTTGAAGATATGATGAGGTTTAAGTATCTCAAAAGACTCTTTGGAAGGTATGTTAAGACTGGGGTGTTACGTAATCATCTGATATTGAATCATCTTATAGTACTTTTTAATGTATTTGGTGAGGCAGCTATCCCCCTACTTGTTTATAAATTAGAGAAACAGTACTGGGATATTCTGAAAACCTATCTGGTGTACATCAATAGGTATCCTGAAAGCGGTTGCGGGACGTTAGATTATGTAGAGATTGATCCTGTAGTAAGCAAACAATTATCGGAAATATAATGCCAGCTAAGTCAAAAGCACAACAAAGATTCTTTGGTTACCTCCTGTCTAACCCAGACGAGAGGAAGAAGGAAGGTGTTAGTAGAAAGGTGGCACGTGACTTTGCTGGTACCAAACATAAAGGATTGCCAGAGAAAGTAAAGGAAGGAATTGACAATGCCATACTAGAGAGACTAGGTGGTAAAGGTTACTCTAAGAAAGCTACTGGAGGTGGTGGTGACTGGGAAGACTCAGACAGAGGTGAAGGTAACAAGGCAACTAGGAGAGCAGGTGGTAAGGTAAAGGTAAAGAGTCCTACCTACATTGCTCACGTTAAGAATAAAAAGTTGAAGGAGGATGCTCCTACAATGAGTACAGGTTCAGATCCTGCAGGTTTTAGTAATGATGCTGATAACAATGGTCCTGTTGCAGGACTAGACCAACCTTTAGGTGGTACACAGAAACAACCTAGAGGTAAGGGAGCAAAGAAAGCACTTAAGTATAAGTGTAAGACAAGTAAAGATGGTGTGAATGGAATTGACTGTCGTGTCAAGAGTAATGTAAAAGAAGGAAGACAACCAGACGATGCTGCATCATCTGGGAACCCACGTTACTTACCATTCAAAGTCAGGTGTGATAGTCCTACCTGTCCTGGATGTATGGAGTTTATATACTATGGTAAGTCACCTGCTGAGGTGAAGATTGAACTTAGAAAGATATACAGACCAGAGAAACTAAAGCATTTAACAATTACTAGAGTATATCCTGCTGATGTATTAAAATACTATTGGGATAAGCGTAGAGCAGCAATGTAATGTCTGATATTAATAGTGCTATATTAGAACGACTGGAACGAGTGGTCGATAAACTTCAAGAGAACTCAGTTAAGATGGGTGAGTTACTTGCTGTACACAATGAGAAATTAGATAAGCAAGACAGAATTGATGCAGTACTCTTTGAGAAGGTAGAGTCATTGCATAGAGAAGTTAACAGGAGATCAGATGAGATCAAGAAAGGATGTGAAAGAGACATCAGAAAAGTCGATGACCGTCTTCGCACGATGGAAAAGAAGATGTGGTCTATTTTTGGTGCTCTGTCTATTTTATCTGTCCTCGTTAGTCCAATCGGATGGCAAGTGATCAAAAACTTGACACAACAAGAACCACCAAGTAAGATAGTACCAGTTGATATGCAAATGTGAGTTACATTGATGTCAAGTACGCTCGCCTAGTAGGTGGAAGACTTGACAAGTTTAAAGAAAAGAAACCAGGATTATACAACTTCCGTTGTCCTTACTGTGGTGACTCAGAGAAGCACAAGAGTAAGGCTCGGGGGTATTTTTTTCTTAAGGGGAACGATTTAATATACAAGTGTCACAACTGTGGTGTTGGTAGAACTCTAAGTAATTTTCTCAAAGATCACGCACGTGATTTGTTTGATGAATTTGTGCTGGAAAGATATAAAGAAGGACTCACAGGTAAGCATAGGAGGGTACCAAATCCTATAATCAAAACATCAAAACCAAAGTTTAAAACTAGCATTAACCTCCCGAATATTGCATCGCTAAATAAAGAACATCCAGCACGTGAATATCTTGAACAACGTAAGATTCCAATCGATAAATTGGAACATTTGTATTACGCTGATCACTTCAAACAGTATGTAAACTCGGTAAAACAAACCTTCGATAGTTTGAAGAATGATCAACCTCGAATCATCATCCCTCTTAAGGATGAGGATGGTAAAATGTTCGGGTTACAAGGGAGATCTTTAGATCCTGTGTCGAAGTTACGTTATATAACAATCATCTTTAACGAGGGCAAACCAAAACTATTCGGTATCGACCGCATTCATTATGAAAAACCAATCTACATTGTCGAAGGACCAATCGACTCGCTCTTCTTGGAGAATTCCGTTGCGATGGCTGGGTCTGACGTTAATATTAGGTCGCTTGGTTGGAGCGATTATATTTGGGTTTATGATAACGAACCTCGTAACAGACAAATCGTCGATAGAATCGAAGCAGCCATCAACAGAGGTGACAAAGTAGTAATTTGGCCAGATGGAATTGTTGAAAAGGACATCAACGATATGGTGTTGGGTGGACAAAAAGTGCAGACTCTAGTACAATCAAATACGTACAAAGGACTGCAAGCAAAATTAAAACTATCACAGTGGAAAAAAGTATGAACGGAGGAATGAAAGTAATTAAGAGGGATGGTAGCATCGAACCTCTTACTCTTGATAAGATTCACAGGATGTGTGAATTTTCTTGCGAAGATCTGGCAGGTGTATCTGCAAGTCAGATTGAAATGAATGCCAATCTACAATTCTTTGATGGCATTAAATCCTCAGAGATACAACAGATACTAATCAGGTCAGCGAGTGATCTTATTAGTACTGAGACACCCAACTATCAGTACGTAGCAGCACGTCTGTTATTATTTGATATACGCAGAGAAGTATTTCCTGGTTGGGCAGATGAAACAGGTTACACACACCTTAAAGACCACATAGAGAAGTGTGTTGAAGATGGTGTATATGATTCTAGTATCATAGATAAGTATAGTGAAGGTGAGTGGAATCTAATCAATGGTTTCATAGATCACCAACGTGATTATGGATTCACGTTTGCAGGTCTCCGTCAGATTGTTGACAAGTATCTTGTTCAAGATAGATCAACTGGAACTCTCTATGAGACCCCACAATATATGTACATAATGGTAGCAGCAACGCTATTCCAGAATTACCCTACAGAAACGAGACTCGATTATGTCAGACGATACTACACAGCAACCTCCAAAGGAAAGATCAACATCCCAACACCAGTCCTCGCAGGCGTTCGAACCCCCATTCGTCAATTTGCAAGTTGTGTTCTGGTTGATGCTGATGACACCCTCGATAGTATCTTTAGCAGCGATATGGCTATTGGCAAATATGTCGCTCAAAGGGCAGGAATTGGTATCAACGCAGGTAGGATCAGGGGTATCAACTCTAAAATCAGGGGTGGAGAAGTTCAGCACACAGGTGTTGTCCCCTTCCTTAAAAAGTTCGAAAGTACTGTTAGATGTTGTACTCAGAACGGTATTAGAGGTGGGTCAGCGACAGTCCACTTCCCCATCTGGCACCAAGAAATAGAGGACATCCTTGTACTTAAAAATAATAAAGGCACAGAAGACAATCGTGTTAGAAAGCTCGACTACAGTATCCAAACTAGCGAGATCTTCTACCAGAGGTTCATTGAGGATGGAGAGATATCTCTCTTTAGTCCTAACACCGTTCCAGGTTTGTATGAATCTTTTGGCACTGATAGTTTTAATGAACTTTACGAACGATATGAACAGGATGAAAGCATTCCTAAGAAGACTGTCAAGGCACAAGAATTAATCATTGATCTCTTGAAGGAGAGAGCAGAGACTGGTCGTATTTACATTATGAATATCGATCATTGTAATTCACATAGTTCGTTCAAAGATAAAGTTTATATGAGTAACCTCTGTCAGGAGATTACTCTACCTACAGATCCTATTCAACACATTGATGATGCTGATGCTGAGATTGCTTTGTGTATACTATCTGCTATCAATGTAGGTAAGTTAACTAAGAACTTAGATGAGTTAGAAGAACTCTGTGACCTCTCTGTAAGGGGTCTAGAAGAACTTATAGACTACCAAAACTATCCTGTTGCTGCTGCTGAACGTAGTACTAAAAACAGACGGTCTCTAGGCATAGGATTCATAGGATTAGCACATTACCTAGCAAAGAATGGTGTCAAATATAATGATCAAGAAGCATATGATTTAGTCCATCAGTTGACAGAAGCATTCCAATACTTCTTACTTAAGTCATCTAATGAACTTGCTAAAGAGAAAGGTTCTTGTGATGGTTTCGAACGTACCAAATATTACGATGGTATATTACCAATTGATACATATAAGCAGGAGGTAGATGAGATTACTGAACCATCTTACAAATATGATTGGAATAGTTTACGGACATCTATCACAACCCACGGTCTTAGGCACTCAACACTGTCCGCACAAATGCCTTCGGAGAGCAGTTCCATTGTGTCAAACGCAACAAATGGAATCGAACCTCCTAGAGACTACTTGTCCGTTAAAAAATCAAAGAAAGGACCCCTTAAGCAAATTGTTCCTGGGTTTCCCCACTTAAAGAGTAAGTACACATTGCTATGGGATATGGAATCCAATGAGGGTTACATAAAGATCGTAGCAGTAATGCAGAAGTTCTTTGATCAAGCGATCAGTGGTAACTGGTCGTATAATCCAGAGAACTATCCTGATAACGAAGTCCCTATGCAAGTAATGGCTATGGACTGGTTAACCACATATAGATATGGATGGAAGACTTCTTATTATCAAAACACATATGATGCTAAGAAGGACGTTGATGAACCTGCACATCCAATAGGATGGAAGGATAACATTTCAGAAGGAGAGCAATCTCTTGATGAACTAATTAATGAACTCGCTACTGTGGAGGATGACTGTGAGTCCTGCAAAATCTGATGTCCAAGGTGTGACTGTATTCAATCGTGACATTCACGACAATACTAAACAACCAATGTTTTTTGGTAAACCTTTGGGTGTACAGAGGTACGATGAGTACAAGTACCCTGTATTTGATAAGTTAACAACACAAATGTTAGGTTATTTCTGGAGACCTGAAGAGGTTTCATTACAGAAAGACAGAGCAGACTATACTCAATTAACTTCAGCACAAAAACATATATTTACAAGCAATTTAAAGTACCAGATACTACTTGACTCAGTACAAGGACGTGCACCTGGTATGGCATTCTTACCTTACGTAGCACTACCTGAACTGGAAGGTGCTATGAATGTATGGCAGTTTATGGAGACTATCCATAGCAGATCATACACTTATATTATTAAGAACGTATACCCAGATCCAACAGAGGTCTTCGATACTATTCTTGAAGATGAAAGGATTATGTCACGTGCAGAGTCAGTCACTAGAGCATATGATGAGTTCATTCGACTTGCAAGTGAGTGGGGTCAGAGTAATAACTGGAGAGATGATTGGCGAGATCATATCAATTCACAATGGTCTATGAAAGATCTAAAACGTGCATTGTATCGTGCAATTATGAATGTTAATATCCTTGAGGGTATTAGATTCTACGTATCATTTGCTTGTAGCTTTGCCTTCGGTGAACTAAAGTTTATGGAAGGAAGTGCAAAGATCATTAGTTTAATTTCACGAGATGAGTCACAGCATCTTGTACTCACACAACAGATCCTAAAGTATTGGGATCAAGGTGATGATCCTGTGATGAATGAGATTATTGCAGAGGAAAAGGATAACGTAATCAATATGTTTAAGAACGCAGTCGAAGAGGAGAAGGAGTGGGCAGAGTATCTCTTTAAAGATGGTACTATGATTGGTCTTAATGCTAGACTGCTAGAGAAATATGTTGAGTGGATTGCTAACAAACGTATGAAAGCAGTAGGTATCGCACCTATCTACGATATACCTGCACGTAACAATCCATTACCTTGGACAGAGCATTGGTTGAACTCTAAAGGTCAACAGAATGCACCACAGGAAACAGAGATTGAATCTTATGTTGTCGGTGGCATCAAACAAGACGTTAAGAAGGACACCTTCTCAGGATTTAAGTTATGATTTTTTGGATTGGATTCTTCGTTATGTTTTTTAACGAAGGTTTTGTTATGATGAGACACGTGTCACCTTGGTTTGCAAGACGTAGACAAGGTTTCATTGATAAATTTGGTGAGAATATATGGTATAGGTTCCACGGTACATTAGATTATGTTTGGATGGGACTAGTCACACTAGGATTAATAGTTAATTCTCATAGAGTACTACACATAATGGTGTTACTAACATTCTGGACTTTATCTTGGTTGATCTTTTACCTACCTAGATGGATAAAGAGATGATGTACTTAGGTGCTTATGACAATATGTACTTAGGTGAGGTTCCTAAGTCTATTAGTGAACCAGTCAAGGCAAGGTTACTACACAACCCTTATTGGCCTTGGTTTTTGCAAACAGAAACCACGTCATACGATAAGGAGTTTAGTACCTCTATACCTGATGAATTATCAAGTGAGAACCCACAGTTTATGCACACTGTACTCAATACATTAGGTGAGATAGTATCACCCGATGGATATGAGAAAGTATGTGAACCAGTATGGAAGTGGATAGTATCCAACACAAAGATGCCTGAGTTCTCAGACTTCAGAAGAATAAAAATTAATCTTGCACCTAAAAGAGAATCTAATACCCTCTACCATACTCCTCACGTTGACTTTGATCAACCACACTGGACTATCATTTACTATGTGAATGACTCTGATGGTCCAACATTCTTCTTCAAACAAAGGTACGATGGTACCAAACAAAAATTACAAATAGAACAGAAAGTTGAACCTAGACAGGGTAGGTTCGTTTTGTTTGATGGATTGCAGTATCACACAAGTAGCAATCCGCAATACAATGATATGAGATGCGTAATCAATTTCAATTACACCTCAAGTTCCTCCGACAACTTAAACAAGAGCTTAGACGTGAACCCAGAGAACCATTGACCCCAGACTTTTATAAGAAGATGCATAAGTTAAAACCAAAAGGTTCAAGACGATACAAAAAGTAGTTTTAGCTACAAAAGTTGCTAAATAGTTGTGCATATGCTAACATATGCATACGTTCGCCCTTCGGGGTGCAAGTAGGTCACGGAACGGAGCGTTCATCCTGATGATTCCTATTCTATTAGCCACTTCTATATCTTGTTCTGATGCTAATGTTCTTATCGATAAGATAAAAACATTTAATGTTGAGGAAGAAGTACGTGCTGAAATGATTCAGGTCGTAAAGGAAGAGGTAGACTGGTGTAATTGGGACGCAAATGTCTGAAGGAACGGGGCTAAAAATCCTACTACTTTGGAGTAAAACAATGGCAAAAGTCATCTACCGTGGTGTCGAATACGACACTGAAGAGTACAACGC